TTGATATTGAACATTGACTTCAGATGCTGCATTTAGCAGTTCTAAGAAGTCTTCAACATATGGATTAGTTTTAGATGCTTCACGAATTGCAATACGTTCTTCAGCTGTAAAACGTTCAAGAAATTGTAACTTCGTCATAACATACAATGGAGTTCCTAATGGAACAGTTTCATATGGGTCCATCCAAGCTAATCTCACTAACAAACCACTTCTTGATTGATAACCATTTGTTGGAACATAATCAATCAAATTACCAGATATGTCAGTAAAAGTGCTTTCGTTATTTTCAACAACTTCAAATGTTATTTCAGGTTTATCATCGAAATGAACTGAAAAATAATCTTTGCTCATATTAGTATTTTCCTGCAATAGGTGTTACAACCCAACCAGCAGCAACAGTAGTTCCAAGACCGACATAAATTGTGAAGCCTGGGTTCAATGCAAAGTTCAAAGGATAATCAATATCGATTGTTGAAGTAGTTGCAATTGCAGTTGTTGCAGGAAGTGCAAGCTCGCCATAAAATGAGTTATTAGTGGCAGTTGTGTTTGTTGAACCATTATTGATGTAGATACGAGCAACTGAAGCAGTGTTTGTGCCAATTGCTTTGAAGCGAAGTCGTTGAACAAATGAACCGTTAGTTGCATCAGCAGTAAAAACAAGCTTGTTGTTTGCACTTATTCCAGTGTAATCATTAGCAGCAGTTGTAAGAGTTGGGTTCATACCAGTTGTTCCGTTTGACGAAACATCACCAGCTCTTGAGTAAATTGGGTCGGCATTAGGTGAAGCCATTATTTCTCCTTATGGATATGCATATCCAGTAATTGTTGCTATGTTTGCACCTTGAGTAAAGATTTCATTCATCCTATCAGCAGAGATTGTCACAAACACGTCTTTTGTTCCAGCACTAAAATTGACAAGTGCATCAGCATTTGAACTTTCAAACACTTTATCTCTTACAAGAGTTGTAGAAGCTGAAAGATATCCTCTGCCTGTTTCCCATTCACCACCAGTCTGTCCAGCAATCGTGTAATAAAAAGTATTGCCATTGACTGCAAATCTTGAACTAAAGGATACAAACTGAGTAACTGCACCAGCGAGTGTTATATCGCCAGTGCCAGTCGTTGCAGTTGTTTCTTTTACTCTGTCGTAAAACTTTATCATAAGAGGTTATACTGCTAACTGTATTGCACTTTGAAAGTATATGAAATACTGTCTGCAGTTGTCACGTTGATAGCATCAAAAGTTGCTGATACGAACATATTTCCAGAAGAAACAGCATCAAATAAGCCAGCTTCGATAATTGCTCGAGATGCACCAGGTGTATAAGTTCCTGTGCATTGATAAGTATCGTTAGTTTGAGTAGTTGTTACAGTGGTTGGTGTTCCAGTTACACGGCTATCAACTTCAGTTGTTAGAGCAGTATCAGCAGCTGCAGCTGTATGAGAGCCAGTTCCTGAACCGATATATCTTGGTGGAAGCGAAGTAGTTCCTGCAACTTGTTTTGCAGTTTGACCTTTGCCATTATTGGTGAGTACAACAGTAGTAGGCATTTTTAGACCTCTTTGGTTAGATTTGTTTGTTTGATAGCACTATTTATACTTGCCAGTTTATTAGCAATTTTACCAAGTGCAGTAAGTCGAGTTTCGAATAAGTCGTGAGTTCCGTAGTCCTCAAGATATTCCTCGTTAGTTCCAACGTTTCTTGTCACCACTATTCCTATTTCGCCAACTTTATGTTTTGAAACACAGAATAAACCGTTTTGAAGATTGAATAACTTTTTGAACATTATCTCGTAATCTCTCGTTTGATATTGAAAGTTCCGTAAGCAAGCAATAAGACAATGCCAGTTGATTGATGAACAAGCTCGATGTCATAATACCAATCAACTTCTTCACCTGAAAAGATAAGTGCTGAAGTATCAGATGGTGTCAATGTCAAGGTTGCAATACCTGAAGCATTCGTCTTGACAAACTTTGGCGAAGCACCTGTTGATAATGCAGTCAATTTGACAGCACCACTATCATAAGAACTTCGAACTTGCATCCTAACATCATAGTTAGTCAAGTCAAGAACAATGTAAGGATTAGTTGTTGCATCCCATGGAAGATTTTGGTCAGTTCTTACATTCACTGTAAAAACTTCAACATACGTCTTACCTTGAAATACTGAAATTGTATGCTCAGTTGTGTTTGTTTGTGTTGCCATTATTTTATCCTATTACGATATTGCATTTGCTAAAACTTCAAAATTATGGGCAATACAATCAAATGTAATCGTTGCTCCAGAAGCACTTCGTTCTTTCATACATTCAACATATATTCGATACGTCTTGTTCAAAAGAAGATTTCCAAGAGCACCATATCGATAATTGAAGTTGTGGGTTATAATATCAGTTTTTGCATAGACAGTATTTCCTATTCCATGTAACATTTGATGTGTTGCAACTTCACCAGAAACATCAGCACCATCAGTTTGATTGTAAAGTCTAAATCGAATCCAACATTTAGTTGTTTCAAAAGTGCCAGCACCAGTTATTGCTGAAAAGTTTGCAATATGTGTAATATATCCATTGAAGTTTCCAGAACCACTTGACGGCGTCGTAAAATTGGCATATCCTTGTGAAGTCCAAGTTCCCCAAGTGGTTGGGTCAGTCAAACTCGAACTTGAACCAGAACTTGTTGAAGCACTTGAAACAGAAGTAGTTGGTGAAATACTAACAACTGGAACATTCATTGCAACACCACCAGTAGAACTAACTGGTTCCCAAGCTCCGTTAGTATAACCGAACTCATTGATAGCTCTTATCCAGAAATAACCAGTGGCACCATCATCATCTTGCCAGTAGTATGAATTAGCACCTTTTATAGTTGTCACAAGTGTTGCAGTGCTTCTATCATTTGTTGCACTAAACCATATTTCAGTGCCCCAAACTTCACCTTCTATTTGTGATATCTCCCATTCAAGGTTTGCACCTCCGAGAGTATTATACACTGCAAGATTGCTTAGTGTTGGAGCAGTTTTAGGAACAATGTTGTATGATGCCATATTATCTTCTTATGCGAATGTTGCAATACCAGAAGCTGACCATTCAATTGATAATGTTCCAGCAACGTTTCCGTAGTCAGCACCAAAATCAATGTAGCCAATCAATGGAGATGTAGCAGTTGAACCAGTATCTTTGTAGATAACTGCATAACGAGCATTACTGAAACCAGATGCTGAAACAGTCCAAGAAACATCATTACCATCAACTGTAGTTGTGCCAGTGCTTTCTGTTACTGTAATAGAACCAATTGTAGCTCCACCCGCTGTATAGTTTGTGCCTGATACTTCAGTTGATGTAATTTCAGACAAATAGGTTAGCGATGCAGTATTAGCATTGCCAGTGTTAGTGTAAAGAATAACCTTGAAAGTATCAGTATCAAAATCAACTGGTGCAACACCATTGAACTGATTTTTCAAGAACTTTTGATATTTTGTAGCAGTTGCCATTTTTAGTTTCCTATAGGTTGGTCACGATAATCAAAGAAGCATTTAGAGCCATCTGCTCGTCCTGCGTATGTAATAAATGTTCCAATTGCTTTATTATCTTGAGCAAGTTGAAACTTTTCAACATAACATTTGAGTTGGCTCAAAGTTAGTAAGTTTTTATCAATTGTGTTCAATGTGATAGTTGGATAACTTTCATCAGCTATCCATTCTGCATAAAGTTGAGCAGATGTATCTTGTTGAACTGGAGCATTCATTGACGCTCCAAAATTGAAAGGGAAGTCCATTGTAATTGTATTAGACATTAGTTATTCTCTCCGTTTATATTACTGTAATTGTTGGAACATTCAAAGTCATCGTGCTGCTTATCACTGTAATTGGTTCATCAACTCGAGCATTTAGTGTTGGCTCAAGTAAAGTAAATGTTGAAGTCAATGCATCTGGTGTAATAGTCAAATTGATTGGTTCATACACCATAATTGACGGAACATTCAACGACATTTCAAAAGTTGTTTCATCTGGAAGTATTCTATGAGCTGCATTGACAACTGGAACATTCAAAGTCATTGCATTGCTAATTGTATCAATAACAACATCACGAGATGCATTGACAACTGGAACATTCAAAGTCATCGTATAACTTATCGGTGATGAAACTGTAACTTGTCTTCGAGCATTGACAACTGGAACATTCAAGTTCATCACATATGGAAGATTGATGTTATCATACTTCACGGCAGCTCGTAAAGTTGGATTGTTCAAGTTCCAGTTATATTCAGTTGTCATTACAGCGTGGTCATCAATCACTTCAATATCAAACTTCATTCGCTTATATGAAAAATCTGTTGGCAAAATTGAAACTGTATAATTTCCTGATAATGATGAACCTAAAGTAAAAGAACCATCTGTTACGGTTTCCGAATATCCAATAAACTCCGAAACTGCCTTATTATCTGTTATACTAATAACTCCAACAAGTGTTGGATTTGGAACACTAATAGTAAAAGTATCAATATTACCTGATTTTAGAAAACGATTTGCTGGAGGATTGATAATTGTTTTTAGAATTGGAACGCCAGAAACAATATAATAATCATCCCCGTTATATATTCCATTTATAAAATTTGTTGGCAAATCTGGATATGTTTCAATATCAATATTGAAAAAATTTCCTTTTATTTCACCAGATATAATATCATAATAAGTTATATTGCTCATGTTTATTTCCAGTATGGAATAAAAATATGTGTGCAAATATCTGATGCAACATCAAACTCTGCCTGACCACCAGCATTTCCATTTAGTGCTTTATTTTTCTTTGAATATGAAGTTTTTAGTCTATATTTGTATCCTGGTGTAGGAACAAAAGATATGTTACTGGCTAACGAACCACCATCATGTTCTCCTGCACGCGTAGTTCCATCAGCAACTGATAATCTATAAACATCTGAACTTCCCTTTGTATTTTCAACTACACCCCAACTTACCCCTCCATCAGAACTTTGAAGTAATTGATGAAATGTTTGAACCCAATACGAACTTCCCTTTGTATTATCAACTAAAGAAGCATTAGTAATTATAACACCAGTGCTAAACAAACACAAACATCTATAAGGTGCATCAATTTGAGGGCAGTCCCAATAAGTATTCATTACAGCATAATCATTTGTATAATCTTTTGTTGTTTTAGGAATAATTAGTTGATAGCTTTTTGTCTGACTTATAATATCAGTAACACTTCTATCAGCAATATGTATTCGTCCAACTTGAAGGTTTCCAATTTGAGCAGCACCAATTGAAGCACTTTCTATGAACGTGCTCATATTAGCACTATTTATACTTCCAATTCCGTTCATTCCACCAGTCGTTTGCCATTCTGATGGTGTAGTTTGATTTTTACGACATCTGGCCAACATTGCTCGACCATAAAAACCGTAACTATCATTTTGACCAGCATCTGTAGCATATTTGTAGATTACAAATCTTGCCCAATGAGCATTAGTCGGTGCTTCACCAGCTACAAACAGTCTAACTGTATCACTATAAGTTCCACCAAATGATGCTAAGTTTTGATTGATAGAACTTGACATTGAACCAACACCAGCACTTCTATCAGCATTTAGCCATTGAACTTGTATAAATGTTCTACATCTATGAGTGCCTGTATAACAACTGGCTTCATACCATTTACCAGGTTGTATTTGAACATCTTGATATAATGCATCGTGATGGTCAGTTCCAACATTATAGTTGTTACGCCACATAACACCAACTGGTCCATATGCACCCCAATATTGTTCATCCCAAACTGCAGCCCAAACATTGGTTCCTGGGGCATCAGAATAACCATAAGTCCAATTTGCTGGTCTTGCTCTATTTGTTCCCTTTCCAGCAACAATAGAAGCAGCAAAGTTAGCATTAGCAAGTAAATTACCTCCAGCACTTCCTTCACCTTGAACTTCACCAGTTGTTGAAAGAATAACATCACCAACATTATTACGAAGTGTAAAATTACCACCATTGATTTCTAAACCAGCATTCTTATCAAGTTTCCAACCTGTGCTATTTGGAGCATAGTTTGTTGATTGAATAACATTACCAATTTTAGCATTATCAATTACACCATTTTGAATATGAGCATTTGTAATAATACTGTTTGCTATTTGAGCTGTTCCAGTTATAATTGCTTCATTAGTTTTTAGTTGAGCCGCACCAACAGTTGCAGCAATAATTGTTGAACCATCAATGATAGGTTTGCCATTTCCAACTTGTAAATCAGAACCACCACGATAAACTGCAACAATGTTTCTTCCTGCAATATTAGCAACACCAAAATCAGTTGTAACACTAAGAACATTTGTTCCAACTTGATAGTAAATGTAACCCCATCCACCTGATACCCAACTTCCGGCATTGATTGCATAAGTTGTTGAAGTATCATTGACTACAACATTTGCATAACCAGCAGTCCAACTTACAGTATTAGTTGCTGGAGTTGGAGTAAATGTCAAACCAACATATGAATAATCATATCCTTTTTGCGACATTGTTTTTGAAGTCGCATCAGCTGAATAATTGAGACTATCTTGACCAAATGTATCATATGCAGCAACTTTATAGTAATATGTTGTTCCTGGAGTTGCAGGCAACATAACTGAACTATCAGGTCCATTATAAATGTTATTTGCTGGAGCAGGTGTAAATCCCGCAGTTGTAGAACGATGAATAACATAACCTTTATGGTCAGCTTCTGGAGTTGTCGTAAAATTGAAACTTACAACATCAGAACCTGAAATAATCGAAACTGATTGTTGTGCAGGAGCTGGATTGTTGAATGCAACAATTGTAGCACTTGATGCTTTACCACGTGTATCAACACAATATAATCTTGCTTGAAAACTTCTTTTTGGTGTTCCAAAATCAGCAGTATTCATTGCATACGTATAAACAAACTCTTTCGTGTATGCTTCATATGTATGTTTTAGAGTTGCACCACCACTATCCCATATTTCTATTCGATAGTTCATCAATGTTGGAGTTGTTGATGATACTAAATTTGTATCATTCCACACCATTACACAGTCTTGAGTATTGAAAGTTGTTCCAGTTGTCCCCTTGACATAAACAGCTGTTGGAGCTGAAAGTGTTCCATCTAAAACTGCTGCAGGTGGAGCATCAGGTTGATTACTTGAACCAAAAACATATTCAAGATTATAAACTGGCGATAATACATTAGCTGCATTTCGAGCATATATCCAAAATTTGTAATAACCTGGTTTGATATCTTCAATAGTAAAGTTAGGAACATTTACATTATCATTTTCAATCAATTGACCATTTTCAAGTGTATAATCAATTTTGTATGAATATGCATTTGTTACATCACCTGGTTCCCAACTTACAATCATGTTATTCCATGTTGCATTTGTTATAGGTTCAGTAACACCAACTATTTTGATTGTTCCATTTTTAGGTTTGTTTGATGCAGCTTGATTGATATCACTAAACTGTTTTGCAGGAAGTGTCAATCCACCTTCAACTCGAGCCCATTTATTTTCATCATAAAATGCAGCTTGAACTTCCATTATCAGTTTTTCAGAACCAGTGTAAAGTGTCAATCTATCAACTCTGAATGGTCTAACTGCTGCAGAACTTGTGCTTACAACAAATGGTTGAGCATTCATTGGAAGTTGTGAAAATGCAGTAGAAGTCGTAAGTGTAGTAAATGAACCTGATGCTTGAGTAACATTTCGTGTTTCAATTGTTACACCATCAGCAAGAATACAAGTTATTGTTGAAGTTCCTGCTGGCAAAGTGATTGCTCTGTCTAAAGTTACAGAACTTGTGCTATTGACAGTTGATATTCTTCCACCCTGAGTTGTTGCAGCATAATCATTATCCATTACACCAATAACTTGTCCTGGTTGAAGATAAGCATCACCAACACCAACACGAAACACTACAGTCTCGGGAGTTGCAAGTTCGCTTTCAAGCAACCATTTACCTGAACGCATTGCTTGACCTTCAGATGTGCATCCTAAAATTGCAATTTCTGTTGAATTATAGCCATATTTGTTCATATATGTGCTATCAGCTTCAACGGTGGTTATTCTTTGTTTGTATCTGTCAGCAGGGTCATTATAAGTTACATTGACAACGGTGTGTCTTTCTTGAAGAGCATTTCCAGTATATTCAAAGATGCCATCAATAACATTCGCATTTGTAAAGATAGATGTCATTGTTGTTGGTCTATCTTGAATACAAGTTATTTGACCACCAATGTCAAGAATAGCTGCATGGAATGTTGCAGCTAAAATTTGAATAAGTTGCCAATCATTTTCCCAAGTTTGAACAACACCATTGAATTGAAATCTTGGTTCAGTTTTTGTTGTTGAAGTATTACTATCATAATAACTAACAAAACCATCATTATAAACTCCAGCATTATAAAACGAATACAAATCAATACGAGATGCTGCAATACCCATACCATATCGAGTATTAGTCAATATGTCATAGATTATCCATGCAGGGTTATTACTGAATACCCGTCCAGCAGTCAAACCGCCATTCCAAGTTCCAGAATAAGTTCGAGTTGTAGGATTATAATTGTTTGGAACGAATATCTTTTGCCAATCACCTTCAACTGAAACTCTAGGTGCTTTACCGCCTGTTGATTGAGCATCTGCAGTAATTGCTACTAATGCTGTATCATTATATGTTAGGTTTTTGTATTGTATCTCATTAGTGATTGACCACGATGCAGTTGATTGATATTTTGAACTTGGGTCATTTTGAGTAAGACGTGTTATTCTTACACCCCAAATTTGACCATCAGCACCACCAGGTCTTTCAATTTCGAATGTCACTGGATAAGGAGACATTGCTTTACCAGAAACAGAAACAATACCACTATTTCCATTATCCCAATTGACCCAAGATGCTCCAGAATTGACGCGAGTTTCAATACGATGTTTGACTGTATAACCAACCATATCACCATCGTCTTCAACATGTGTCAATGTATTGATTAGAATAGTAACAGCCATTGCATCAACGGTTGTTGCAGTTACATCGCGAGCAACTGGTTGAGATGCAAGTAAATTAGCTCCAACAGTAATAACACTTTCAACATTCGAAAAACCTTTTATTGACGTCTGTGAGCTTTCACCCATTCTGGTTTTATATGTTGCTCCAGGATAATCTGCAATACTTGTATCATCAAAATAAACATTTTTGATTGCAGAAATTGGTCCTTCACATAAAGCTCCAAGAACTAATAAAGTTTGAGTTGCTTTTAGAGTGTTTGGATATTCAACAGGTGTATGAGCACCTCCGCCACCTTTACCAGCACCTACAATGTTGATTTCATGTTCAATTGTCATATTATTTTTTGCGTCTCGTATGTAATCCTGCTGAAATAACTGTCACTCCAAGTCGTGTTGTTCCATAAGCAAGTGGAATTGGGTTTCCAGCTTCTGTTACATTAGGTGGAGTGTTATAAAGGAATGATGGACTTTCACCACCTGATGCTGCTGAAGGGTTATTCACTCGAGGCATTGAAGGTTTGAATGCTTGTTGTAATCCATACATTGCACCAGCAATAACAAGAGAGCCGACCATACCAGAACCAGCAATACCTGCTACTAAACCTGCACCAACAGATGCAGCAGTAACACCACCAGCTCCTAAACCTGCTGCCGTTCCTGCTGCAGCTGCGGCGAATGAACCACCACCAATAGCAGCACTAAGACCAGCTCCAATAGCAGCACCTGCACCAGCGATAGCGCCACCAACTGCAGCTGCAGCTGCGGCAGCCATTTGAGCAGCAGCAATAATAAATGGAATAACAAAGAAAGCACCTTCAATCCTTGGATGAAGTGTAATGTAATCATATTTTCCAAGTTCTGCTTCATTGAACATTACTTGGTCAAGATATTGTTCTTCATCATCTTCTTTTTCTTTGACAATAATCACCCATTCATTTATATCAAGAAACTCTTGAGCAAAATCTGGATAATTATGATATAAACCTTTCATTATCTGGTTCATATTATCGCCGTATAATACAAGCGAAGGATATTTTTCAGCTAATGAACCAGCAATAGTAACGTGTCTTTTTCTCATTTCTTTGGTTTGTCCTTATGTCTTGCATAACCTTGAATGTATGATTTCCATTTTGATATAGGAATGATACCTGATGGATGGTTCATAACGTGTTGCAATATGTGATAATCTTCAACAAAAACCCCAAGATGATTTCCATCTTTACTTCCCATTCCCATAATCACAATATCACCAACTTCAAGTTCATATTCATCTATTCGATAAAAACCAGCTTCTTCAAGATATTGGTTATAATATGGAATTGTCACTCCACCTCTTCCACCATTCCACCAATCAAACTCTGGAGCATGGTCCATCAATTTGATTTGATAATTTTGCCAATAATAATCACTAACTAAAGTATAACAATCATTGATAAAAAAGATGAATGGTCGTTGATATAATGAAGCATTTCTATCACGAGGATAACAAATTGGTTCCATTACTTGCTCACCATTAGTTGCAACAATATAAAATGGAACACCTAATGCTTTTTGTGTTTTTACATCCATTGCAGATGGAGTTCTGCTATCAAGTTCTGCAGCAGGTCCATAATCAACATCTTTTTGGCGAGTATGTGAATGAACTAATCCTGTTACTTTATGCAGTTTGTCAAGTTTGCGATATTCAAGAATATCAATTTCAAAACGATGAGTGCTATTTGGTGCAAGATTATTC